GATACTTACGAAGTTGAGGCAGAAAGCCTTGACGATGTATTTAGAATCACAAACTTGTGGAATAACGAATCTGCAGTCAAACGATTCAGGGTTGGTCATTCTACTTCTGTCGGAGATATCATAACTGATACTTCAACTGATAAAATGTACATGGTTGATGGATTTGGATTTTCGGAGGTAGTAGCGTAATGGCATATTATACCCACACCGTAGCACCAATAGGTTGTTTTACTGAAAAGGAAGTAGGTAACTACTTCGAATACAGTGTTAATGACACTGGTATGTTTCCTGAGTATCCACATAAGGTGTGGATCGGCAACACGCTCTGTGGAGATCAAGGCTTTCGCTTTGCTAAAGTAAAGAAGACCGTTGCGTATATCCTCACTGATGAAGAAACGCTTGAAAGATGGTCATTAAAGTCAAATAAGGAGTATACAGTATGATTACTTGGAAAGATTATAAAGCGCCTTATGTATTCCCTAAAACGTGGGAAGATACATCTTGGGGTAACGACGAATTACCCTCATTTGAGGTAAACGGCTATAGGATCTGGGTTAATTCGCCAGATGAAGCTGAAAGGTTAGAATCTGGTACAGAAGATTGGATCTTTGCCGTCACGTATTGCTCTGAAATGGGAGCTGATGAAGACTTACTGACCACCATGGACTTCGACGAAGTGGTAGTTTTTGTTCATAGTATGCATTCTACTCAATTAAAACGAATTAAGACGGATTCCATGCTTTGTCAAGCATAACTTGAGCATGACTTCTGAGTACTGGGTTTGCTTTGACTAAAACTCCCAATAAGTACCGTTTTTCGTATTTGTAAGCTTTGTGAAAGAACTTAGGATCGTAAGGTATAATGGTTTCGCATTTATGTATTAAATCAGCTACCTTTATTGTCTGACTTTCCGGTGGTCCCATCGCAAAATGGTCTGCATCCATCTTTTTACGAAACGCACGGTTCCCATCTTCTTGTTCTGAAACATTAGAACAAAAATGAACATACTCTGCTATGGTTATACCGAACTCTGCTTTGATTTCTGAAAGCGTTACAGATGTATCTTCAACAACATCATGTAACAACGCAGCTGCAATCATTTCTGGTGTATGGTCAGGAATTGTTTCAATTATCTTTGAAACTCCAATAGGATGTGTAGAGTAAGGTTCTCCAGTATACTTTCGTCTTTGACCGTCGTGGGCTTTGATAGCCAACATTAATGCGCATTGGATTAATTGTTTATCTGTCATGGGATTAATTACTTTTTGATAAAATACGCCATGAATTCTGATGGTAAGTTCCACCAGTCATTAGCAAGAATAAGTTCGTCGTTCCACATTCCTTTTCTATTCTGCTCGCTTTGATATCTCAAACGACCTTCGTCTTCATATTTTTTAAGGAATTCATTACGGAACTTAATCATATCACGATTACCTGAGTCCGCATGACGACGATGTATTTCAACTGCGATATGACCAACGTTATTGTAGATCCAATCGAAGTTTTCTTCTGTTAAGATATCGTACTCTCCGCCTTCGCAATCAATTTTGAGAAAGTCAATTTTTTCTATACCATAATGTTCAACGAATTCTTTAAAACGAAAACGTTTAAAATCTCCAGAACTATCACCGTCATAGATATGAGTAATATGATCTTCTCTATTCATAATAGCAGCATGACATGGAACCACCGGTGATTCAACTGCATTGATAACATAAGGAAGAGTATTCTTTATTGCCGTTTTTAATAGATGCTGATTTGGTTCTACCATATATACTTTACTTGCACCTGCGTCGAGAGCAAGACAACTGAACATGCCAACACAAGTACCAATGTCAACTACGATGTCACCAGGTTTAGGCTTATCCCACCATTCATAATCATTGTTTATAAAGAATTCTTTTCTCATGTTTGCTACATGATCCATGTCGAGAAAACCCATGTCCATATTTTTGTTTAGCGTTTTGTGATTCATTATGTATCTCTATTAGTGAATTAATTGACTTCCTTCCGCAACTAACCCATCTATCATATCAAATGTGTGGTCGCCGTGTCCTGACTTTATTAAATCAACAACGGTCGGAAATTCCGTTTCTGTTTCAACTTTCAGTGTTGATAGCTGTTTTTGTTTTCTGGGTGGGAACATATCTACTATATAATTATAAGCAGCCCTTTCAGTTTTAAAACTACAAACGTTAGTTATACCGAAAGGGTTGTTAGCAGCAAAGGTTGCATAGACTCTACCATCATCCTCCATGCCTAGGTCATATCCATTATATGTACCAATAAATACACCCATGTTATTATCCGTTATTATGTACCGTATCTTTTTCATAGAGCTCTTTATATGTTGACCTTACAGCTTTAAAATGATCATTGTAATCAGCGGGTTCAAACTCAAACACTTGAGGTTCGTTATCGTCAACTCCAATGAATATTACTCCTTTCTTTATTTTATGTCCAGTCATTTCTTCAAATGCTTTTGCATAAAAGGATACTTGCATATAATAGTTTAGAATCCATTCTTCTTTCTTTGGCTTCCTTGATGTCTTAAAGTCTACGACAGCAAGTTCTCCATCCCATTCACAAATACAGTCAACTTGACCCGCGGTTTGTAATTCGTCAGAATAGAGAAAACACTCTTGGTACCAAATATTATTTATTCGTTCATCCAAGATAGGTTTCATCGTATTAAACATATGAAGATTTGCGGGCATATGCTTCTTACCGTAATCAGGATCGTTATCTAAATAATCTTCACAAAGTTTATGAACGGCAGTACCACGCCGAGAAGCCTGAGTTGAAATTTTATTCGCTTCTGCATGACCAACACGATCTCTCCATTTTTGTATATCCTCTTTACCGAGAATACCTAAGACAGTCGTAACTGAGGGATAACCAGCACCAGACGGAGTTTGGTAAATACGTTTACCATCTACGGATGCTCGAGTTAATTTTTCGAGGATTGGTGCCTCTGAATTGTGTTCAAATAATTTCATAATATAATTTCCAATAAGTTGAGTAGAAAGGGTGGCCTTGCGACCACCCTCTCAATTTAAGCCACCATACGAGGCTTGAGTTCGGTTCTCTCCTTTGCTATAATATACTCTTTAACTAAACCACTCCTTACGATATCTTCAATTCCAAATTGAACTACCTTAAAAGATTGGCTCATACGAGATAGGACCTTGAGAAAATCTTCGAGTCCTGAAGTGTCATGTTTGTGTCTAGTTCCAGCAAGATCATCTTGAGCAGTATCACCACAGAATATGATTCTTGACGAATCTCCAACTCGTGTAATAATACTATCAAGTTCGTGATAAGTCATACTTTGACATTCGTCTACAATAATAATAGAATTATCAAATGTTAAACCTCTAACGAATGATGATGTCATAAATTTGACGGAAGACTTTTGAGATAAGATACTCCATGCGTCTCCACGGCCAAACAAGTCATTTACTATATCAGCATAAGGTAAAGCGTAAACGGCTTCTTTTTGCGCTAGAGTACCAGGCATAAAACCTTGTTCTCTTGTTTGGACTGCAGAACGAACAATTATAACTTGATGATAATTATCATTACTTAGTATATCACATAAGCCTAGATAAAGACCACACATCGTTTTTCCTGTTCCTGCCGTACCAATAGCAGCAATATTGTACCCAGCGTTATAACTATCGAAAAATTCACCTTGGGTAGCCGTTAAGGGATTAATACGATTCATACTAAATTTAGTATCCATTCTTGAACCTTCTTTTTCCCTACGCCTCATTTTTCCATCCTTTGATGATATACGACGTGCTCTTGACATAAAACTCTCCTTTGCATCAACAGATGTAAGAAGCAATCAGAATCACTTCCAATCGTTGATTTTGTTTCCAGTGTATGATTTATTTTGTTTTATTGATGTAAGTATATCACGAAAACCTTGGTCAGGTTTCATCCTTCCAAGGCGCGCAGACTCAATCACGGGCTGTCCGCTAAGAATAATAGATTTTAAATGAGGGTTGTCTTTTTTGAACTGGTCTATTGCGGATATCGACATGACTTTATCGAATCGCTCACCAGATGTTTTATCTTCAAATGTATATGTAGGCATTAGTATCCAATCTTATATTCCATAATAGTATTTATACGATAGATTCGTAGATTTCTTTCCAATTCTTAACTTTTACTAAATTATTATTTTTGTAATCTACATTATGACTATGTTCAATCAAAATAGATCTGAGTCCTAATTCAAGTCCCAACTCAGCGTTACTTGGTTTATCTTCTACCCAAATGCAACCGCTATCCTTATAGGGCAATAATCCTTCGTCTTTATCTGCACCACATTCGAGACATACTAACTTCTCAAATACGCCTTCACCAAATATTCTATCTAAGTTAGACTGTCTTAGTTTGCCTGCATATGGATCCGTTGATAAAGAAGTAATACAGTGAAAGACATATCCTTCACTGTATAATCTCTTTACGTATTTAATAGAGTCTCTGAATGCTTGCAGATGACCAATTCTTGCAGATTCATTAAACTGTCTTACAAGTCCCTGTGCGAAAGGTTTTTCAATACCAAACGTTGCTGATATATCATAGACATCTTCATTAACCTCTCGATAGCCTTTCTCGCGCATCCACTCATAGAACCCGTATTTCCAATCAAGAAGTACTCCATCGCAATCTACAAGAATTAGCTTATTTGCTCTATAGTCCATATTCTTTCCTTATTCAATTTATACTAATATTATAACAAACTATTGACCAAATGTCAATGGTTTTATGAAAGAAAAGTTCTTTTATTAGACAATCTCTGCTTTTGGTTGTCTTTCCTTTCCTGATTCTTCTTTTTCTTTTGTTGTCGATCTTCTTTCTTAAACTCGTGCCAATCATCAGAATGTACGGTTGATTTGCTACGCCGAGGCATGACAATTTCCTTATTACTTAAAGTTAAGTGGATCTGTGAATAGTGTTGGAAAAGCTGATTCTATTGTTTTCTTTGTAAGACCTTTAATTGCGGTATGTGAAATCATATTCTCTGATAACATGTTTGCATCTGGCACATATAGATCTTCAAGTAATTGAATAAACAATGTTTCTCTTCTATTCTTATTGAGGTTATCGTATCCACCGCCTTTAAAGAAAATTCTCAAACGTCTTGCTTCTCTATATAACATAGTTTCAAGATCGACGAGAATATTCTCTTTGAATGGTGGTTTACTGTCGGGTATTAAGAACTCGATATCTTCATCATAAATCAAACGAAGAACCTGTCTTAATGGTACAGTGTCGTGTTTTTGTAAGTGCTCGACTTTTCCTTTGACACTTTTTTCATTTGCAGCTGTATTGATTACATCTGCGATTGATGCTCTTAACATATTAAAAATCCTGTAAATCACCAATTAAGTTTTTCAACTTTTGCTTGATGAAGTAATTGAATAAGTGAGACCTTCCCACCTCTTCTTGGTTATTATAAGCCGCAAGAATATTATCAATAAACTCTTGAGGTATCATCGTAAGATCAATCATTTGTTTATTACGATTGAACCTTAATTTTGTTTCTTCATCCATTGCGCTTGGATCTTTACTATACAATTCAATACGCTTCTTAGTCATTGGCTTTTGTCTTTCACCAATAGCAAGACAATTATCAGGACTTAATATGTTTGGTACACCATCACCAGTGTCACCACAAAGTACGTGTTCTATTACATATTGTTGAGGATTTGCATGTCTTACCCACTTCTTAAGGACGGGATTGTATTGGTCAACATTTGCAAATCTTTGTAATTGAATAAAGTCCTTATCACCAGACAGAATTAGAATCTTTTCTGCTCCTGTATTCAATTCAGTACCATGTTCCATACAGAGTGTTGCGATAATATCATCAGCTTCACAACGATCAACATAGACTACCTTGTAAGGAAAGAACTCTTCGATTTCTCTGCGTATTTGGTGGATGATATCAAACAAAGCATTCCAATCGAGTTCAGAATCATCTCTGTTCTTTTTACGATTTGCTTTATAGTATGGATAGTAATCCTTTCTCCATACGTTTGTGTTATCAGCACAGATTACAATTTCGCCGTATTCTTTCGAAAACTTCTTGCGATTGAATCTTATTGAATTGAGGAACATGTGGCGAAGTAGATTCTCATCAACTTCCATGTTTGTGTGATTACCAATACCTGCGAAAAGACTCGCGAGCATTACTTGGTTATAGTCAACTAATATCATGATTTATCCATTATTTTATTTGTAGATTATATTATATCACATATCTTCATCAATGTCAATAGTTTCTTGCACACTCTTTTTCAATCCACCAGATATAACATCAGGACTTGCATCAACGATAACATTGGCTGCAGCATACTCTTGTAACTGGTGTTCTTCACCCATAGTTTGTAGATGTAAAGAACGAATTGCTTCAAAGATAAGTATCATAGATGGAAAGTATACTTCCATATTATCGTCAAAGTCGCATCCTGCTCTTGCCATCTCACCGAGTACGTTTTCCCAAATAATTTCGGTAAGTTCACTCGAATAAGATTCTTTGTATTCGCGAATCCTTTCGCTAACACTTACCTCATCAATAGGTGGATTAGAATGTAGAGAAGGAAACGGTATTAATTTACCCTTCGGCATAGTAGGTATCTCCAATATTCCTTAATAAAGTGTTCCACATTGTGGAAAATGATTGTATATTATTTCTTGCTAAGTTAAATCTATCAGAGAAGGTAAATCCATTAAAGTAATTAGGATCGTTCTTCATCACAGTTAGAATTTGTTTTGCTACTGAAAACGCATAATTTGCATGATGATTCATATCTTCATTCCAATCATACATAATAGTTGCATTAGCACCAGTCTCCGGCAATGCTCCATAGTTTGGATGAATACAAATCATTTGGGATTTAATGGCTTCGAGTAATGCAATACAAGATGTCTCTTTCCATATATTAGGATATAGGAAAATATGAGATTTCTTTAATGCCGCTAATACTTCATCATTTGATTTAACACCATGATAAGTCATATTAGGATGTTGATTAATCTGTTCATATAATGGTTTATATGCTTCGTCTCGATTTTTCCAACCATAGATTTCAAACCCTGAGTAAACATCAAGGTGGATATTATCAAATTCTTTTGCGAGTGAAGCAAAGATAGGAACAAGCAGTTCTAAACCACGGTGAGGAGTTGTATGATATACGAAACGAATTGTTTCCATATCTTTTTCTGCTGGGTCATACTTAACTTCAACAGCATTATGAATAACAGAACACTTACCGTAAGGTATACCGAACCTCATAATATATTGATCTCTTTGCCACGCCGTCACAAAGACAAAGTGAGTAAACCTCTGCCAACCTCCATCTTTTAAAATTTGATTTTCTGGATCTTCAGCAAGATCATGACACCAAAGAATATTTGGTACATCATCATACAATTCTCTTGGTCTTGATAAATGGATAGCAACCTTTTCAAGTACTTTTGCGTCGATGTTATCAATCAATCGTTGTCTCATCATTTCAGTACCGCCTTTTGAATTGGCAGATAGTTCTGATTCAATCACTACACCTTTATAAATGCAACTCATTTTATTTCTCCATTATTTTACTTGAGGGTATGAGCCTCATTAATTTCATTGTATACGTCAGCGAGAGCAGAATGAAACGCAGCCACCGAACCATTGTTATGTATTCTATATGTAGCAATATCCATTTCTTCTTTAAGGACGTATGCTTTATCAACTGCAGTAGCGCCATTAATAGTATATTCTTTAATTAGCCTACCATTGAAGTACTTTCTTGAATCTGTTGAATAGTCATGTCCTTCTCGAGTTAATTGAACAATGACAATATTTTCTTTACCAACTTTTTGAACGATAGGCTCAAGTTCTTCAACAAATCCGCCATCTGCTAACGCATAGTTATTGCCTTCGAATATTTCGTTAGCAACTGATTGACCAAAGTAATCCAAACCTTTCTTTGGTTTAATAATATTTTCAGACACATGAATCATTGCTTCACGTCTTGACATATTGTTTAGAGCAAACTCTTTCTTTTCTTTTTGCTCTCTATCATTATAGCCTTCCATGAACCATCTTTCATTAACATCAAAGTGTTTAATAGTTTCTTTAAATAATTGATACTTAAAGCTGAGATTACCAAATCCGAAGTTCTCTTTGAATAAACTCGCTGCTTCGTCCTTTCCTGAAGCTGGCGGGCCGTTAAATATTACTATCATCTCTCTTCTCTCTTCTCTCTAAGTTGTGTGAAACCATATTTACAAATATAGTAGGCATCTACTATATCAGTAATAGGATTCCATGATTTGTTTATTATACCACATTTTTCGCGAATGTCAATAGATGTTTCTAATTCAAATGCTTCTATCATTGCTTCTTTATTTGCATTGCCT